GGAATGGAAGCGTCTTCGAACCTAATCAAATACCTTTTACAGGCAAATCACACCTCGATCTTTGAGCATGCCTCTATGACAGTTCATATCGAAAATGTATCACGAGCTTTCTTGGCACAGATAACCAGGCACCGGATGGCGAGTTATACAGCAGGTAGCCAACATTATCAAGATTATACAGGTTATGCAGATTTAATTCCTGAGCATCTTGCATCCAATGAAGATGTTTGTAATGCAATATCAGTTGTAGACTTTTATTATAAGAAGCTGATAGACAACGGAATTAAACCTGAAGATGCTCGATACATTTTGCCTAACTCTAAGATTGTGAATATCCTTTGGACTATCAATGCACGATCTTTGATTAACTTTTTAAATCTTCGCATGTGCCGGCGAAATGTCTATGAGATGTATTTATTTGCGACCAGACTACACAAAATCTGTATGTTATGGTGGCCAGATCTATTTATTCACGTTGGTCCTGATTGTTTACATGGTCCATGTTATCAGGGCAAAATGCAGGCACAAGAATGCCAGGGAGTAGTCCGTCAATATGGAAAGACAAAAGCTGAAAGACGAAGTATTCTTAAGGATGGCGGAGGATCTGAGTAGACTATCAACTTGCTTAGATAAACAAGTTGGTTGTATTCTCACCACGAGGGACTCCATTATAATCGCTACTGGTTATAACGGTGCCCCTCGGGGTATTCCTCATTGTACACAAAAGAATTTCTGCTGGGTTGAACGCCGGAATGGCGACAAGACATATTGTATGTCTGCCCATGCAGAACAAAATGCACTTGTACAGTGCATCCGACCTCAGGATATATGGACTTGTTATACCACCTTAAGTCCTTGTATAGTTTGTGTTAAGCTGCTAGCTAATACTGGCTGTCAGCGTATAGTATTCAAGCATGAGCACCGCGACCCTAAACCAAAAGAATTTTGGAAAATGAAAGGAGGTTGGCTTGGACTTTGAAACTATGTTCCATCGTATTGAGTCTTATCATGATGACTTAGGCCAGCGACGTGCATTTGCTACAACTGAACAGCAAATGGAATCTGCACGTACGCAGGCTTTAGCTCTCATGATGGAAGTGGCAGAGCTTGTCGATAGTTTTCCGTGGAAACCATGGAGAGAAGTGGTAACACAAACGTGGGATGAAGAAAATATCAAACGAGAAGTCGTTGATATACTTTTCTTTTTGGTAGGGTTTTGTGAAGTTTTCAATATCCGGCCACATGAATTAATGGACAAGTTTGATGAAGTCTTGAAGAACAATTATTTACGGTTAACCAATGGCTATAGTAAGGTAGGATACGGGAAAGGAGGTGATGTAGAATGCCCACAAGAGTAAGAATCCAGTATGGGCGCACTATACAGACCGCTCCGTATGAGAGCTTACGTCTTGACGTTGCCATCGAAAAAGATGTCCCTGAAGAACAGACGGTATTAGAAGCCGTAAATAAATCCGTAGACGGATTGAGGGACTATGTAAAAGCTAAAGTTGCTGAAATCATGAAATCCGAACATTAATGCCGTAAAAACGTGAAAGGAAAAAACGCTATGATTATTACCAATGTACGATTCTCTTATCTCCATGCTTTTGAACCCGCCGAAACCCCGTCCAAGGAGATGAAATACTCTGCTTGCCTGCTCATTCCCAAAGAGAACGAAAAAGTTCTCAAGGAAATAGAGCTAGCCGTCAACAAGGCAATTCAAAAAGGCCTGGACGACAATAAATTCGCCCAAGCTCATGTCAAAACTCTGCGTCTCCCTCTACGTGATGGTGATGCCGAGCATGAAGCTGGTGATCGGGGTGCTGAATACAAAGGCATGTTCTTCATCAACTGTTCATCCAAGAACAAACCAGGTATCGTTGGTCCAGATGCCAAGCCTATGTTTGATCCTGATGACTTCTTCAGCGGGTGCTGGGGTCATGCGGATATAAACTTCTTTCCATATAACACTGCCGGCAATAAAGGCATCGGCTGTGGTCTGAATAATCTTATGAAGACCAAAGAAGATGATCGCCTGGATGGTCGCCAGAAAGCTGAAGACGCCTTCGCCAATTTCGCAGAAACTGGTGAGTCTGAAGACGATCTTCAATAACATCTACGGGTGTCATTCTTTGACGTAAAACCGGCAGGGTGGATAGCCGGGGTCCGGTTATCCACTCTAGCGTCATAGGAGATATTATGGGTGACATGGCTGATTGGATAATTGATACATTTGAGATTGAAGATTTGTATTGGGAAGATGACTATCATTGCGATCCAAATCTTGAGGCTCAAATCATATTTACCCCATACGTAGAAAGGAGTAGTAATGGCGAAGATCAAGATTGACTTTGAGACGCGGTCCGAAGTCGATCTGGTCAAGTGTGGAGCACATGCTTATTTCCATGGCAAGAAAGCTGATATTGTGTTCCTGACTTACCGGGTTGACGATGGACCGTACAAGCAATGGTTTCCGCATGAAGATCCATTGCCTTGGATGAAATCCCCAGCTTCACATAAATTCTATGCTTTCAATGCTATCTTTGAATACCGAGCATGGAATATACTTGGAGTAAAAAAGTATGGCTGGGGCGATCTACCTCTCGAAAACCTCATTGACGTACAAGCTTTGTGTGCTCGCTTTACTTATCCTCAATCTTTAGAAATGGCAGGTGAGGTCCTTGAACTGAATGTTCAGAAGGACAAGCGCGGCAAGTATCTTATCAAGAAAATCTGTACTCCTCCATTTGACTATACTCATACTGAATTTCATGAGTTCATGCAATACGGTATGGATGATGTTCGTTCCATGGATGAGATGATTGACGCATTACCTGCCAGTGCTTTGTCTACAAAAGAGCAAAGGATTTGGGAGATGACACAACGAATCAATTTACGTGGATTGCCAATTGATTTGGAATCTGTCACCCAAATTTTGAAAGTTACAACCGCCTATAAGCATGAGCAGAATACATTGTTACCTGATCTTACGAATCATAATGTCACCAAAGCAACACAGAATGTAAGAATTGTTCGTTGGATCAGAAGACAAGGAATTAAAATTCCTGATCTCAAGGCAGGCACTGTTGAAAAGATGCTTGATCGCCTTGATCTTCCTGACAATGTACGAACTGTATTAGAGTTACGCCAGGAACTGGGTCGATCATCAACTGCCAAATACCAGAAGCTTATTGATCAAGTATACCAAGGAAGACTCTATGATAATCTCAAGTACTACGGTGCTGAGAAAACTGGTCGCTGGGGAGGCCATGGTTTCCAACTTCATAATCTGCCCAGAAGTAAGGTCAAAGATGCACAACCAATTATTGATAAGTTCTTTGACCTAAGCATTATTGAGGATAATCCGATTGCTGCAGCAAAGAGTATTATCCGCGGTATGATCATGGCCAAGCTTCATAAGATGATTCTAGCGAGTGACTATTCATCTATTGAGAATAGGATTCTTGCTTGGGTCGCAAATGACATGGAGACAATAAGACTTTTCTTGGAAGGGCTTGATCAGTATATCGATATGGCAGCATTTATGTATAATATGCCATATGGTGATGTCAATGATGATCAAAGGCAATTCGGGAAAATGTTGATCTTAGGCTGTGGTTATGGCCTGGGCGGTGATGGTTTTCAGCAGAATGCAGCAGACTGGGGTGTACATCTTACCAATAAAGAATCTCATGACGCAGTTGATATGTACCGTGAACGCTACAAGAAGAATGTCAAATTCTGGTATAACTGCAAAGATGCTGCAATTAATGCCATCTGCTATCCAGGTAAAGAATTCAAAGTCCATCTTGTGTCATTCAAAACTCTTTTGGACCGAAACCGTACATTCTGGTTAAGGATTACATTACCATCAGGCCGGGCTTTATACTATAATAAGCCTATGGTTCGTGAAGGAAAATTTGGTCCTGAGCCATCTGCAATGGGTATCAATCCTTACAGTAAAAAATGGCAACGCCTTAGCATGATTCCTGGCAGAATCGTTGAGAATATCGTTCAGGCAACTGCTCGTGACGTATTGGCAGATGGTAAACTTGCTCTTGATGAACGTGGTTGCAATTTGATAGGCTCAGTCCATGATGAAGTTATCATGGAAACTTCAAATACCACAAATACTTTCCTGGAATACGTAAATAATATCATCTGTCAAAATTCGCCTTGGGCAGAAGGTTTGCCTTTGAAAGCTGAAGGTATGATCGAGAAACGATACCGTAAAATGTAGGAGGGCTAATGGCTGCATTATTAAGTAGTAACCATTGGGTTATAGAACAATTCAAAGAACGTATGCCTACTAAAACTTGGCGAGCAATTTTATTAGCTGGTGAAGATACTATTATTGTAAGAGGCCGGTTAAGACAATTAGTCGGTAAAAATCTAGGTGCTGGTGTATATGAAGTATCTAAAGAACCGTTAGAGGAGGACTAATGGGAATTCTTGAGAAAGACGTTGAGTTGTATCTGGTGAAAGAAGTCCGGAAACTCAATGGTAAGGCATTTAAAGTTCAAAGTCCAGGGAATAATGGATTTCCGGACCGGCTTATTGTCTTCCCAGGAAACCGGATGATATTAGCTGAAATAAAGAGACCAGGGCAAAAGCCTCGTGCTCTGCAAATGCGGATGATAGTATTCTTGCGGATGCTAAGTATTGAGGTTTTGGTAATTGATTGCAAAAAACAAGTAGACGCATTTTGTGAAGTCATGAGAAAGGAGATTTACGATGACGCTGGCAATGTCAAGTAATGAGGCTTTTGAAATTATTGAACAAATTAATGGTATCAGTGGCCATGCCAAGAGAAACCTGTTAGATCAGGCTTTGACGCCGTATCTTCAGGCAGCTTACAACCCTTATCACATGTACTACATTACCACATGTTCACCTGGATACGGTACCGCAGAATTTGATAATGAAACATGGCAGATTCTGTTTGACCTTCGAACTCGGCGGATTTCAGGTAACCTTGCTCAAGACCTGGTTGATATGCATACCAGTCGTATGAGTAAACAATCAGCTGAGCTGTTTCGCCGCATCATCAACAAAGATCTTCGAATGGGCATTGGACCTAAGACAATCAATAAAGTCCTTCCTGGCTGTGTTCCTACACATGATATTATGTTGGCAAAAATCTTTGAAGAAAACCGGTTTAAAGGTAGATGTTGGGGTTCACCTAAAATCGATGGCGTCAGAGCAATTTATAAGTTTGGTGAATTTTATTCACGTAACGGCCATAAATATCAAGGTCTCGACCATCTGAAAGAACAATTAGCAGAAATCAGAACTCCACTTGATGGTGAATTGGTTGTCCGTAATAAAACATTTCAGCAGGCATCAGGTTTAATCCGTAGTGATAATCCAACTCCTGATGCTGAGTTCCGGATCTATGAACTCCCGAGTATAAAAGACCCATTTCCAGTACGAATCACAATGATGGATGACCTTAACCATCAATTCACGCATGTTCATCCAGTATTTCATACACCCTTATATTCTATTGAAGAAATCTATAGTTTCTACAGAACTTGTCGTGAGCAGAATTTTGAAGGCGCTATGATCAAGTCCTGGGACTACCAATACAAAGGTACACGGTCTTACGACTGGATGAAGATGAAGCAAATCGAAACCCTGGATCTTAAGATCGTGGGTGTATTCGAAGGGAAGGGAAAATATGCCGGACAACTGGGAGGAATTATCGTGGACTATCTCGGGAAACCAGTTCGAGTGGGGAGTGGCTTTAGTGATTCACAGAGAAGCACTTTCTGGGGTGATCCCCTCTGGTCAAATGCTAAAGAGCTTATTGGACGAACTGCAGAAGTTTGCTACATGGAAGCTACCGACACTGGGTCCTTACGTCATCCACGTTTCATCACGTTCCGCGATGATAAATAGTGCGTTGGCAGATATTTACTTAGAACAGCTAAGAGGTGATAAATGAAAGCTATTGATCAACTGAAGGAAGAGTTTGTATCCATGGCAGAATTATGTTCCTTTTTTGGTATGGAAGAAAAGCGAGTCCGGGATCTAATTAGCTTGCATAAAAATGA